ATGTTTAACAATGGGTTTACATACCACGTGAAAGGCGGGTACCGTGTCACCATCGACTACGGGATTCCCTCTGATCACAACGTCACGCTCGCCAGTGCGTACAACTGGAACGATGGTGGCAGTAAAAACATTCTGGGTGACATCCAGGATGCGAAGATCAAGATCCGCAACGACTGCGGTGGAATGATCAATGTCGCCATTTGTAATTCCGAGGTATTGAAACTGTTGGCGAATGATACAGCAATTCGTCAGATCCTGCGGCGAACCGATTTCATGCGCGGTTCCGGCGGGGCAGACGGTGGAAACCTCTATTCCGGCAATCTCCACGACCTGATTGGTGTCAATCCCAAGGTCATCGGGGCTCTGCTGGATATAGACGCCTTTTATGTCTATGATGAAATGTACGAAGTCAGGGGCTGGCTCACAGCTGGCGTCACGGGCGGTTCCACAACGTGGATCTCCGTCGATGAGGCGACCGACTTTGAAGCCAACCAGACTTTGCGTTTCTGGGATTCCAGTGCCGGCACTTACGAGGATGTTTTCATCCTGGCAGTTAACCACGAAGCGGGCACCATCCAGATCAGTACTCCGCCCGTCAATTCCTATCGTGCGTCCGAAGATTATGTCACCATGCAGAAATACTATGTCCCGTCGGACAAGTTTCTGATGATGGCTACTTCGGTCGACGGACAACCGATAGCCGAGTACAAGCAAGCACCGTTCGGACTGGGTCGTCATTACGGTCAATACACCGATCGACATGACAACTGGGATCCTGAGGTCACATGGATCCGCTGTCAGGACAAGGGGCTTCCCATTCTCTATAACCGGGATGCCGTCTATATCTTGACCGTGCAGACCACGGCAGCAGGTGCCGCAACCAGCACCACCACAACTTCTTCATCCTCGACTACGACTACCACAGCGTAATTGGGCTAAGGAGGCAATCGATATGTCAATCGAAAAGGTTATGCTAAAAGTAACCCTCAAAGCAGGGAAGAATGTTTGGGAGGAGGGGAGTGTCTTAACGGCACCCCTTCCCCCCGACATTCTCGATGAAATTTATCGACAGACTGGAACCGTCGCCGTAATTGAAGGTGACCAAAGGAATCAAACCAAATTAACTTTTGTTGCTCAGAGGGTGGAGGAGACGGCGAGTTCAATGACCACAATGCAGACACCCCCACCCGAGAACAGCAGACCAAAGCCCAAATTAAATAGAAGGAGATAGTAATGTCATTGACGAAACAGCAGATGGTGACCTTGATAGAGAAAGAGGTAAAGGGGCTTACCAACTATCTGGATTCTGATGACTACAACAATGCCTGTGACGATGCCTCAAGAGAAACAGGCTTTTCATATCCAGTCGCAGATGGTTTCGCCACTCTCTGGGTGAAATCCAGAGCCAAAAGGCATATCTTCTTTTATCTCCTCACCGAGTCTGCCCACAAATTCAAGTATGAACAGATAAACCTCCAGCACCGTTTCGAGCATTACAGAGACATTATCAAGTATATGGACGAGCAATGGCAAATCGCTCAGGAAGAAAATGCTCTGGAACTTGCTGGAGTTAGTGGGGTTAATGTACTCGGTACGAAGTTTGATGCAGGATTCGCCTACGAGTCTCAGACGGGTCGTGATTTTACTTATAACGATGGAAACGTGACCATTGTCTCACCGAAGGATACTGACTAATGACCATCGGACCAGATATTAAGGAAGCCATTGTCGAAGTTGGTCTAAGTTATACAATAATCAGGGATTCAGGTAACTTAACTGATAATTGGATGACCGTCAAGCCCAATGAACAGGTCACGAAGCCCTTTATCCGTGAGTATTTTTTAGAGGCTCAAATCGTCTATGACGCTCCAACTCTTGCCGGCGATATTATCCAATTTGATACCACTGGAGAGCGTTATATTGTAATGCACTTTACGCCCACCTTATTCGAGAATACAATCATTCGATATGAGGGGGTACTGTATAAGACCAACGTTAAAGTATCCATACTGCGTCCGGGAGAGAGAAGGAATCCAAATACTCTTGTCATGGAGACCTATTGGAACATCGTGCGAGAGGACGCGGACCTCCTTCTCACAACCCCTTTATTCGGGCAGGATCTCGAAACGCAGGAAGAATTAGGCTTGCTTGGAATAGAATCACATGAAATCTGGTGTCCCAGCATTTACGGCATCCAACATCTTGATCGAATTAGAGTCACATCTGGTGTTGGTGTTGGGGATTACTGGAGATCGATAGCGATTAGGAAGTATCGTTTTCCAGAATGTGATGTGGTAAAGGTTGATGAGGATACGAGACCGACAACAACAACATCTTCCTCATCTACCACTACGACTACCACAACTCATACAACCACTACAACCACAGCAAGCAGTACCACAACTACCACGACCGCATAAAGAGTATGTGGTCGCCTTATAAGTCTGTGCAAGAGGTACAGACTATTTAGCAAGCGTAGGAGGTTACGCATGCCATACCCAGAAGGCGATAAAATCACTTGTAGGGAATGTGGCGCAGAGATGCTAATTTCGTCCTCAGCAGAGGAGGAGAAGTATGTCTGCCAAAAATGTCATGCAGTCATCCTTGTTTGGATAAGAACAGGGAGTGAACCAATTGATCCGAGGCATTTATGCTAACTTTATTTGTAATCCCTTCGGGGAAGCCCAATGCTGATTATAATCAGACAGTTGAATCATTCAAGGCATCAGGAGTTCCAGTCAAAGCAGTAATGGCGCAGACTTGGAGAGATGTCAACGATTATCGATATAAGGATATATGGTACGCTGTCTTTTGGGACAATGAGGGAATTGACGAGAACCTTCAGAAAGCCCTTGAGACACACCTTAACAATAAAAATCCTGATTGCTTGATTCTCTATAAGCGAGTGAACGAGAAGGAAGCAGAGTACAGGACTCGATTTATGAGGCGCACCGTCTGGTTAACACATGACTATGCACCTCTTGAACAATGGATGAAACCAGAAACAATTTTAGATGGATGGGTCATAGATCATGCCAGCAGGGATACACATTAAATTTATAGGCTTTCAATTTAAGAGGTGGATGAGAGCCTGTACCAGTGAAATGTTTGTTGCCAACCTTGAAGAGGATAGGCTTCCCTACCGCATGGCTACTGACTATTCAGATTTACTCAGGAAAAACATACAAAGTGGGAAATTCGATTCCTCATATAGCCCCTATAACTTGAGGTACCATGACTGGAAGTATAATATCTTTGGTTCAAAGTATGGGTTCTGGAGGTTAAGAGGCGAATTGTTTAAATCAATCTCTGTGTTCAAGCACAAGGAAGGGAAAGACAAAGGATGGATGGGAGGGATACCGTCTGGAGAACAGGACTCAGGGAATGTCTCTTGGTTAGGTAAGGGCGACAGAGGACGTAAAATGCCTATCGCATTGTACGCAAGATACATGGAATTTGGTAGAAGAGGACAGCCTGCAAGACCTCTTTTTCAACCTACTCTTGTCGAGTATACGACAGGTGGAGCGATAGAGCAGTTTGCAAAAACAACCTTGAAGTTTAGAGGAGCATGGAAATGAAAATGGAAGATGCAACACCAGACGATTTTGTTTCCTTAATCAACGATAGATTCAGGGAACATTGTGGTAAGATCGGCAGGATCGATCTCAAATGGGGCCAGTGGTCAGTCATTATGAACAGGGAAATCAGGAAGCGAATAGATGCCAAAGATCCTGAGATGAAACAACTTGCAATGGTTTATAGCTACTGGACTGTAATGTCACAACTCCTTGACTTGAAATTTAGGTACAAGGGGAAATTCTTTGGGAAGAGTAAGATCAAGCAGAAGATCAGGGAAGCCCAGAGATTAGTGGAGGCAATGGAATTATGAATGTTATTGATGTGTACCCAAAAGAGGTTCATGCAAACTTGGAAATATCAGTTCAGGAGATTGCTCATATCCTGACTTTCTATGATGATGCGCGGCCCTTATATGATAAAGTCTATGCTGATCAAAGGAGCGAAGAAGGAGAATATATGGCAAACGAGTTTATAGCTAAACTCAGACTCATATTTGACGATGTGAGGAAAGGAATCAAAAATGGCGCTTGATGCAACAGCCCGAGAAGCCAACATTTGGGATAGTATTAAGAAGTTCTTTTTGGACAACTTAACGGCGTACCCAGTCAGTTTCGACAAGTCTCTGTCTGCTCCTGAGACGGCTGGGAAAGCAACCGACCGTTGGTATTCTGTTACTATGGGCGGCGCCGAGTTGGGGGATATGTCTTCCATCATCCTTGATGTCTTTGTGT